ATATGACCCAACTCGACAGTTACCCAAGGTCAATAATATTGCCAAAGCGAGTAATGAGATAACCACAAAACAGAAGATTTATACATCTACTCCGTACACAATCTCGTTTCAGTTGAACATCTATGCAAAGTCACAGGATGACGCACTACAGATCGTAGAACAGATTCTTCCATACTTTGCACCACAGTACACTGCGACAATCAAACCTTTCGTAGACATACCTAGTCTGACCGAAGATGTTCCGATCTCTTTGGCAGGGGTTCAGTTCTCGGATGACTACGAAGGTGCTATTGAACAACGAAGAACGATTATATATACATTAGACTTTGAAATGAAGATCGCACTGTATGGGCCCGAGGGAACTGGTTCTATCATTCGTGATGTTCGTAACAACTTCTTCTTACAAGAGACAGGACTTCTGGATAGTGATCTTTATGTCAAGACACAGAAGATTACTCCGACTCCGGTTGGTGTGACTGTGGATAGTGACTATGGATTTAATACGATAGACTTGGATAGTGCTTAATGAGTGATAAAAGTAACGATAAGAATATAAGAGATGACTATACTACCTCCCGTGATACCTACCACGATATAATTGAGAAGGGTAGGGAGAGTATGGACTTGATGATCGAAGTCGCACGAGAGAGTGAACACCCCCGTGCCTTTGAGGTCTTATCTGGTATGATGAAGAACATGGCAGATGTCACTGACAAACTGATGGACTTGAATAAGAAACACAAGGAAATCAATAAGGAAGATGACCAACCCAAGCAACTAGGCAACACTACCAACAACCTATTTGTAGGAACTACAACAGACTTACAACGTCTCATACAGAATGAACAAGTGGAAAAAGTAATAGATGTCGAACCCGAATCAGAATGAGAGCTATCTTGGTAATATAAATGTCAAGAGAGATGGAGTTCAACACAATTTTACCGAAGAAGAAGTCAAAGAATATTTAAAGTGTTCTAAAGACCCTGTATACTTCTGCAAAAAATATCTCAAGGTAATCTCTCTGGATGAGGGTCTAGTACCCTTTACATTATACCCATACCAAGAGAAGATGTTCGATCATTTCAATAACAATCGATTCTCTATCGTACTTGCGTGTCGGCAGTCTGGTAAGTCGATCAGTTCGGTAGGTTACATAATCTGGTATGCTTGTTTCCATAGTGAGAAAACCATTGCGGTTCTTGCAAACAAAGGTGCGACCGCAAGGGAGATGTTGGCACGTGTGACACTCATGTTGGAGAACCTACCATTCTTCTTACAACCTGGCTGTAAGGCACTGAACAAGGGTTCGATTGAGTTTAGTAATAACTCTCGGATTATTGCCGCTGCAACGTCTGGTAGTTCTATTCGTGGTATGTCGGTCAACCTCTTGTTCCTAGACGAGTTCGCATTTGTTGAACGTGCAAATGAATTCTACACATCCACCTATCCAGTAATCTCTGCGGGTAAGGATACCAAGGTAATTATCACATCGACTGCCAATGGTATTGGTAATACCTTCCACAAGATATGGGAAGGTGCAGTACAGAAGGTCAATGAGTTTGTTCCATTCACCGTAAACTGGTACGATGTGCCAGGCAGGGATGATGATTGGAAGAAACAGACAATCGCAAACACATCTCAATTACAGTTCGATCAGGAATTTGGGAATACTTTTTTCGGGACAGGCGACACCCTAATTAATGCCGAGACATTATTGGGGTTTAGAGCAATCCAACCCTCAAATTATCTTGAAGGTGGTGACTTATTGATATATGATAATCCAGACAAAGAACACGAATATGTTATGTGTGTGGATGTATCAAAAGGAAGAGGACAGGATTATTCTACGTTTAACGTAATCGACATTAGCACGAGACCTTTCAAACAGGTTGCTGTCTATCGCAATAATACTATATCTCCTTTACTCTTTCCTAATGTTATATATAAGTACGCAAATCTCTACAATGAGGCATATGTCGTTATTGAGTCCAATGATTCGGGACAGGTAGTGTGTAATGGATTATATCAGGACTTGGAGTATGATAATATTCATATGGAATCAGCCGTCAAGGCAGATCGTATCGGTATCGAAATGAACCGCAAGGTCAAACGTCTGGGTTGTTCCTCTATCAAGGATATTCTTGAAGAGAAGAAGTTAGACATCCTAGATGAAAATACCATCATGGAGATTTCTACATTTACTGCGAGAGGTCAATCATACGAGGCATCTGATGGTAACCATGATGACTTGATGATGAACCTAGTAATGTTCGGATACTTTGTTACATCTCAATTCTTTGCTGATATGACAGACATCAATCTAAAAGAGATGATGTTTGCAAAGAAGATGAAAGAGATTGATGATGATGTACCACCTGTTGGTTTTATTGATGATGGATTGAATGATATTCGAGTAGAAGAAGAACAAGAGAAGATGGGATGGCATAACTTCGAAGGTACAGGTATTGGTATTGAGGATTGGTAGTATTCAACTCTCCCCGAACACAGCTTAGATTATACACGCAATTACAAGAAATGTCAAGTATTTTTTTCAAAAAGACCAAACTTATAAATAAATGTATTGAAACTACCGTATTTAATGCGGTGTTCGCACCGTATTATGTTAACTTATAATTAGATAAACGAAAGGATAAAGTTATGGCACTTTTTACACCCTCTGCTTCTCCTGCTGTAACAGTAAAAGAAATTGACCTGACGGGCGTAGTCCCTAATGTTCAGACTTCTACTGGTGCATTTGTGGGGAACTTCGGATGGGGCCCTGTGGGTGAAGCAATTCTGATCTCTGATGAGACCGGACTTGTAAGCACTTACTCAGCACCAACCGACAACAATTCGGTAGATTTCCATTCTGCCGCATATTTTTTACGATACTCAAATCAACTACACGTTGTACGTCAACAGAATGATGACGCTAGGAACGCTTTAGGTGCTCACGCAAGTATAGGTAGTCCAACCGCTCAGGCGATCAACACTCTAGAAGACTTTGAAAATCTCTCAGTTGATAGTAGTGATGGATCATTTATTGGTAAGTACCCAGGCGAGATCGGTAACTCACTTACAGTCTCTATCGTAGGTTCTGGTACTGGAGCTGACCAAACAACCAACTTTAATGCTTGGGCGTATAAGGATGCGTTTGATGGCCCAACTGGAACATCAACATCCATCGCTGCATTAGATGGTTCTAACGATGAAATCCATGTTGCGGTTGTTGACCGTGATGGTGGAATTTCTGGTGTTGCTGGAACTGTACTGGAAGCATTCCCATTCTTATCAGTCGCATCCAATGCGAAGAATGATGATGGAACTTCAAACTTTTTCAAAGATGTATTGAAGACTAAATCTCAATGGATTTACGCTGGACAACTACACGGTGGTGATTCTGATTCAACCAGCGACTTTGGTGGTGGTGTTAGTACATGGGGTTCTGCCGCAGTTAAAGGTTCTGCTGTTGACTTCAAAACAGGACAGACATACGCTGATACTCAGTCCACATGGGACTTTGGAAATGGTGTATCTACTGGAACACTTACTAGTGCAAATGTGTTACTTGGATTTGCTAAGTTCAACGATGCGGATAACATCGAAGTAGACTTCCTGATTTCACCTGAATGTGCGGATAATACTGCGGCAACTACTGTAGTAAATGACCTAGTCTCTATTGCTGAATCACGCAAAGACTGTGTTGCTGTCGCATCACCTTCTCGTGCCGCTGCAGTTACTACTGGTACTAATGCAGCAGTCATCACTTGTGGTAACACATACACCAAGTCATCTTACTTGGTACAGGACAACAACTTCCTCAAAGTATTTGACAAGTATAATGACAAGTACATTAAGATTCCTGCCTCATCATCCACTGCGGGTCTCATGGCTGCAACTGACCTAGTCGCTGCACCTTGGTTCTCACCTGCTGGTGCAAGACGTGGTCGTTACCTTGGTGTCACCGACATCGTTCTTTCTCCGACTAAGACAGAAAGAGATGCGTTGTACAAAGTCGGAATCAACCCAATTGCAAACATCCCAGGCGATGGTGTTGTACTCTTTGGAGACAAGACCAATCTGTCAAGACCATCTGCGTTTGATCGTATCAATGTACGTAGATTGTTCCTTGGTATCGAAAGAGCAATTGGTATCGCAGGTCGTAACGTAATGTTCGAATTCAATGACGAGTTTACTCGTGCAGAATTCGTAAACATCGTTGAACCTTTCTTACGAGAGATTCAAGGTAGGAGAGGTATCACAGACTTTAAAGTAGTTTGTGATGAGTCCAACAATCCTGCTTCAGTTGTTGACCGTAATGAATTTATTGCATCTATCTTCATCAAACCCGCACGTTCTATTAACTACGTAACATTGAATTTTGTTGCAGTTAGAACTGGTGTTGAGTTTGAAGAAGTAGTCGGCACAGTATAAGGAGTATTGAGAAATGGCAATTTTAGGTGTAGATGATTTTAAATCGAAACTCAGAGGGGGTGGCGCTCGCCCCAATCTGTTCAAAGCAACGATCAACTTTCCATCATATGCGGGGGGAGATGTAGAACTTACATCATTCCTCTGTAAAGCAGCGCAACTTCCTGCTTCCATAATGGCAGTTTTACCTGTTCCATTCCGTGGTAGACAGTTGCAGATGGCAGGAGATCGTACCTTTGAACCTTGGACAGTAACCATTATTAACGATACCGATTTCGGTACTCGTAATGCAATGGAACGCTGGATGAATGGTATCAACGGTCACCAAGCAAATACTGGTCTGGTCAATCCTGTGGATTACCAAGCAGATTTGATTGTTGATCAGTTAGATCGTGATGGTTCTTCAATCAAAACTTACAACTTCCGTGGTTGTTTTCCAACTAATGTCAGTGCTATTGACGTTAACTACGAAACCAATGATGCAATTGAAGAGTTTACGGTTGAGTTCCAGATACAATATTGGGAAAGCGATACAACATCCTAGAGTTAATCTAGTTATAGATAGAGGGGTAAGGGTATGATCCCTTACCTCTTTATTATAGAAAAGGTACGTACATGGCAGAACAAGACAACAGTATTCTCAAACTGTTTGGTTTTGAATTAAAAAAACAAGACAAACCAGTTAAAGAGAAGGATAAATTAAAGTCTATTGTTGCTCCCACCGATGATGATGGTGCGGGGTACGTTACTGCGTCTGGTAGTCACTATGGTCAATACATTGACATGGAAGGCAACAAGGCAAAGGACAACCAACAACTAATTCTAAAGTACCGTGGTGTCGCTACCCATCCAGAAGTAGATGCCGCAATCGAAGATATTGTGAATGAATCTATTGTAGGTTCTGAACAAGACATCTCTTGCGAAATTAATCTGGACAAAGTAGAAGCACCCGACAACATCAAAAAACAGATGACCGAAGAGTTCAACAACATCTATAGTATGTTGAAGTTTACTGAACTAGGTCACGACATATTCCGTTCATTCTATGTTGATGGTCGTATCTATCACCACCTCGTAGTCAATGAATCAAATATCAAGGCGGGTATCCAAGAAATCAGAACGATTGATGCCGCTAAGATTCGTAAAGTTAAAGAAGTAAAACACGAGAAAGACCCTATCACTGGTGCAAAGGTGGTCAGGGATGTTAAAGAGTTTTACATCTTCCAAGAGAAAGCAGGAACCAACCAAGGTGTAAGACTTTCTCCTGACAGTGTTTCATATGTTTCCAGTGGTCTGTTAGACCCTAGTAAGAAACAGGTTGTGTCCTATCTACATAAGTCACTAAAACCAATTAACCAATTACGCATGATGGAAGATTCACTTGTAATCTACCGTCTTGCTCGTGCTCCCGAACGCAGAATCTTCTATATAGACGTGGGTAATATGCCACGTAATAAGTCAGAAGCGTACATGAAAGACATCATGTCTAAGTATCGAAACAAGATTGTTTACGATTCAAATACGGGGCAACTCAAAGATGACCGCAAACATATGTCCATGCTCGAAGACTTCTGGTTACCTCGTAGAGAAGGTGGTCGTGGTACAGAGATAAGTACATTGCCAGGCGGAGAGAACCTTGGACAGATTGATGACATCCTGTACTTCCAGAAGAGACTGTATCGTTCCTTGAACGTACCAGTATCTCGTTTGGAACAGGAAGCACAATTTACGTTAGGTAGATCAACCGAAATCTCTAGGGATGAAGTTAAGTTCCAGAAATTCATTGACCGCCTGCGTAAACGTTTCTCTGCTTTGTTTACTGGTATTCTCAAGAAACAACTCATACTGAAAGGTGTTATCACTGAACAGGACTGGGAAGAGTGGAAGAGTTTTATCACAGTAGACTTCCAGAGAGACAACCACTTTACTGAGTTGAAAAATGCTGAACTGTTGCAAAACAGATTACAGACTCTTGACCAAGTATCTCAGTATGTGGGTGAGTACTTCTCCCGTGAGTGGGCAATGAAGAACGTAATGATGATGTCTGATGAGGACATTGAAGAAATGAAAAAACAAGTCGAAGGCGAAAATGCCACTGTAGACGAAGATGAGGAATAATAATGAGTGAAGTAGAAGAAGTAGAAGTATCGGCAGTAGAAAATTTAATCAATCAGATCACTGATGGTGATTTGAATAATGCGGAAGGTTCATTCCAAAGTCTTATACAAGACAAGATGACAGATGCACTAGAAGCACAACGCATTGCGGTCGCACAGTCAATCTTCAATGACCAAGACGGTGATCTTGAAGATGATTCCGATATCTCTGACGAAGAGATTGAGTTGGAAGATGGTGTTGAAGAGGAAGAAGAAGTAGTAGTAGACACCGAAGAAGTAGAGGAAGAGGAAACCGATGATTAGTTTCAAGACATTCACAGAAGAATTTGATTTAATCGAAGTTCTAACTGATGAAGACATTGATGAAGCAATCACGGAATCCATTAAAATTCCAACTGACATCGCAGTAAAAATTCCTGGCGTAAAGGGCATGCTATATAAGAAAGCAATCCGTTACTACCTTGATTGGAGAAAGAAGAATCCAAATAAAGGAACCGCAGGATTAGCAAAGATTTCTAGAGAACTTGGAGTAGACGCACATGAACTCAGTAAAGTTTTACACAAGTTGATAAAGCAGGGTAAGTTACCAAGTCATCTAGCAACTAATCCAAATATGCTAAAGGGTAAACAACCAGTAGCAAAGATGTTAGGAAAGGCAGGGTTTTTACAGAGATAATTACTTTTGTAAATATTAATTTGTATAAATAATACTATGAAATCTTATAAACAACTTATTTCTGAATTAAAGTCAAAAGAACCTAAAGGTAAAGTTGTCTTAAATAAAAAAATAAATCGTATCCCCGTCAAGATAATTGAACTTGGCAAGGGAACTTTGCCGTTTGTTGTATATATTGACGGTGATAAGTTAGACGCATTTAAGTCACTGAAGGATGCGGAGAAGTCTGCTACCAAAGTAATCAAGGAACTAACATGAAACTTATTACT